TTATGGCACTATTTTATATAATTCTTTTATATCTATATTTAATGCTTGTGCTATTATTATTGCAACACTTAAAGACGGTTCTTTTTCATTTCGTTCTATATAGTTTAAATGTGAACTTGATATTCCTGTCATTTTTGACAACTTTTCCAGGCTATATCCGTTTTTTAGTTCTAATCTCTTTCAATAATATTTCTATTCTCATTTTTCCACCTTTAAGCTTTAGTATGTTCATTTTTGTATATAACATACTTTTTATCCACTATGGTGGAAATGTAATATTTTCCTATAGCATAATTATTGACATTAGAAACTTTTGTATATATAATATATTTCAATAGACAAAAGGAGAAATAAAATGAAAAAACTCGATTTAGAACAGTTACGTACTGGGAAAAGTAAAAATATAAAAATTGGTGAACTTTCTCAAGAAGTTATAGATATGTTAGATTTAAATCTAAAACCTCAAAACATCAATGTATGGTCTACCAGAATTGAGGAACATTGTGAAAAGCATAAGATTGAATATTCAAGTATTGATTCTTATTATCAAGCAGTACAATCTATACCATTAATTATTGGTGAGCCTGACTACATTGGATTATTTAAGAACGGTAATCTTCAATATGTAAAGAAACTAGATGATATTTCTTTAGTCGGTATTCAAATTGTAAAAGGTGGTGGAAACTTATTATTTAGAACTATCTACCCAATATCAGAAGCAAAATTAAAAAATTCAATTAAAAGTAGGAAATTAATTCCTGTAAAAAAAGCATAAATTTAGGAGATACTGCAGTATCTCCTTTTTTAAGTTTTTTAATTTCGGTTAATCGGTAGGACGGCGTACCCTACATCTACTTATAAGACCATCTCTGGCGTGATAGCTGCCACTTTCTATCCTCAATCAACCTTTTTATATTTTATGCAATTACTTTCGTAATATGCATTACAAGCAAACAAATAAAACTTTAATGTTTTATATTGCTATAAGATATTATAACATAAATTACTACAATTTGCAAATTTTATGTATACAACATCTTTATTATTTATTTTATATCACTTTTCTTTAATATTTGTCAATACCCTTTTTAAAACTCGCATTTAAATCGTTTTTGAGCCATTTTTATTTTTAATTAATATAGTTTTATACCTCATTTTTAGCCATATAACGCAAAAAAAGAGGTAGGCCGAAATTAATCAGCTTACCTCTAATTTTTTATATTATTTTACACATCTTACATCTACTGCAAAACCAATTTTATAATTTCCATTTTTAGTCGGATAACGAACCATTGGTGCTCCATTAAATATTCCAAAACACTCACACTCTTCATATTTATTTAGACTACCAATTTTTAATGTATGTTGACAATCAGCGTAGATTGGCTCTACTGTTTTTCCATTTTTAAATCTATACATAGGTACTTCTTCACTCCCTTTTTCTTCTTTTACAGCTGTATTAACTGTGGCTTGTCCAAGCCTATTTGCAACATCATTTTTTAGCTTGATCCATTCTTTTTCATTTCTTACATAGTAACGTGGACATTCTTTCCCTGTTACATCATAATGTCTTATAATATTATCTACAGTTAATCCATATCTGTTACAAATATCTGCACATAATTCTACTAAACTATTATATGTATTTTCATTGAACTTTCCTTCCCAATCTGGGTGGCAATCTTCTATTCCAATTGATTTTCTATTCATTGAATAACTACCACTATGGAAAGCAACTTCATCTTCAGGGATACATCTTATTATTTCGCCATTTAGTCCAATTACATAGTGACTTGAAGCATATGTCTTATGTGTATTTCTAAGATTTTCAAAATAGTTTCTGTTAGCTATAGCAGAGCTTTCTGCATTTCCTACCCAGTGAACCACAATATTTTCAATCTTATTTTGCTTTTCTCCACTTCTTGAATATGAATTAATTGTTAATAATCTTTCTTCAATGTTCATTATTCGTTAGCCTCCCCTCTTGCATCTTCTTCGGCTAATTCCATTGTTTCTACAATTTCTTCTTCCATACTAGCCCTCCTTTGGCACATAGTCTAGTGCTTTTTTTACTTCATCAAATATTGTTTGTATAAATTCTCTCACAGCTTCTCTAGTTATAAAAAAAGACAATGGTGCAGGTATTAGCACTATTATCTTATCTATAACATAATTTATTTTCTTTTCATTGTCACCTTTTTTATACATATTTTCTGCTCTTACTATTAAGTTTATTACTGTTTGTCTTAATCCTTTTTTCTTTATTTGCCACACTAGATACATTATAAAAGTCAATATAGCAACTACTACTATTGCTATTTCAGTTATTGTTTTTGCATCCATATAAATCCCTCCTAATCGGTTATTTCAAAATCTTCTATTTTTTTCATAAGCGACTCAACAAATGAGTTTCCTTTTAACTTAAAATAGATTTCCGCACTATGCTGTACGCTTTCTAGCTCATAGTGCGTGATTTGTTTTCTATCTTTACATCTGTCATATATTGTTAATATATCATTTCTTAAACTGCATTTTGTTGCTTCTATCATGCTTGTACAGAAAGTAAGCATTGCGAAGAAGATTCCACTGCAAAAAGTAATTAAAAACCAATAATCCTTTAAAAATTCTAATATTTGCATTATTCTTCTCCTTCTGCTACTTCTGTAGCTTCTTCTATATTTTCAACTGTTTCTGCGTATGTATCTTCTACAAGCAATGTTAATTCGCTGTATTCTTCATCACTTATTTTACTCATTGCATAAAATACATTTAATTTGTTCTCTATGTCTGTCTTTTCTTTGTAGTATTTTTTAACTATTAATTTCTTTAATAATTCTACTATCATTTATTCCACCTCCGTTTCTACATCTTTTTGTAAGTTATCTAATAATAATGCACTTGTTTCTGTTGTACTTATTAGTTGTTTAATTTCATCTATTTGATTTTGTAACTCATCATGTTCTGTAGTCTGGTCTTTTTTGTAATTTACATCTATACTTGCTAATTCATCACTTACAGCTATATTTGTTATGTTTTTATATGTGTATAACTTAGTATCTCGTACTGCTTTTTGTTCTGATGTTAGTTCTAAATCAATAGATGTTTCTAATTGAGCATAAAACACAAGTTGTTTATCAGTTATTTTGGATTTAAACTCTGTCAATGACTCTCCTTCATCATATATATATATGTTATTATTTGCAATGGTAAATCCTTTAACATTGAAAAATGTCTGTCCATCCCCTAGCAATTTAAACATATTGGAATATGCAACATTATTAGTTGCATCAGATTTCTTTATATTTTTATCATACCCATATCTATAACGTTTCTTTTTTTCTTCTTTTGTATTGTCTACTATAAGTTTTGAAGTGTCTATAATTATTTTCTCCCACTCATGATGTTCTACATCACTTATATAGTCTCCTTCTAACATTTCTTGTTGTATTGGCATTATTGCTGTTTGAGATTGATGTTTGACAAAATCGCTTTTGTCAGTATTTGCCCAAATTTTTATTACTGCATTATTAAATGTAGCACTCACATTTATCCAGATAGCTGTTTTTTCTGTATCTTTAGTTAAATTTGTATGTGAAAATTTTTCACTTGAAATCCATAATCCAACCCCAAGAAATGTATTGTTTATATTTGTACCTGAAATGCTTCCACTTATTAACTCGACTTTTTGATAATATGTAACTCCATGTTTTAATTGTAATTTATCTATATTTAAACTAAATCCACCTGTTCCATTTATAGTAATTGTTCCATCTTCGTTTATTGTTACTCTACTATCTTGCACAACATTGAAATCTAGTAAGTTACTATTTACTACATCTATTTCTACACTACCCATTCCGGTATGGAGAATATGGTGTTGCTACTGAGCCTTTTTCTAGTTTTATATGTACAAAATCAAAATATTCTGCATCAGTATTATAGCCGAATCTAAATGTAAGATACTCTGTATCAGATGTTGTTATGAATGTTTGACTTTTAGCATTTGGTTTAATTGTTACTGTACTTATAAAAGTATTATCATTTTTCAAAAAATTTATATAACATTTTGGGAATATAGATGAAGTCGATATAGTATATGTTATATTTGGTAATACTTTAACTCTATATCCAGACGTTAATCTGTTTTCTCCTATATAACAGTCATTTTCAGTTTTAGTTAATCTGAATCCGTTTTCTAATAAAGTTGCTGTACATCTTCTTAATGCCAGATTCTTCGTCTGCTCTAAAAATACTTTAAAATCAAACTCATTTACATTACTTCCTGCTGTTTCAACCTCACTTAGATAGTTAGGACTTGGTGAATTAGGTACAAACATATCTATATCATCTGCTGATGCACTAGATGTTATTTTTAGCCCTATTTTCTTTATTACTGTATTTCCTATTACTTTGTCTGTATCATTACCGTTATAATAGATTTTTGCATATTTTACCTTAGTTGCCATCTCTTCTGTAAAATCGACAGGAAACCCTAACGGTCCTGACCCAATTTTTACTTTGTTTTCATCATAAAAGTCTACAGCTAAATACCTAGAATCATTTTGTATTTTATTGTTATTATCAAATATTTTAAAATAATATCCATTTCCTGCTTTTAAATTCACAATTGGCAAATATAATGATGTTGCTTCTAAAATAGTTTTTCCTCTTGCTTCTCTGTCATCAATATAATTTTCTGGTTGAGTAGTTATTGCCTGAGCATGCCCACCATTAATTTTCCAATCAAAATCAAGAGTTCCACTATCTTCTATATGAACACTATTTCCATTCGCACTAGCACTTGGTATTTGCTCTTTAATTAACTTATTTTCAGCCTTTAGAGTTTCATTCTCAGCTTGAACTTGCTCAACTTTGTTGATTAACTCTTTTGCATTTTGATTGTATTCAGCTAACTTATCAGAAGCGTTTTCATCAAACTCATTTTGTTTATCTGCAGCATTATCATCAAATGTTTTTGTCTTTGTATCATAATTGTCGTCAAACTCTTTCATTTTAGCAGTATGATTCTTGTTGTATTCTGCTAGTTTATCATCTGAGTTAGTATTGAATGTCTTTGTTTGTGCTTCTGCGTTTTCGCCAAATGCTGTTGTTTTTGCTTCTGCATTATCATTTATTGCTTTCTGCTTTTCTTCAAAGTTCTTATTGAATGCTTCTGTCTTTTGCTTGTCATTTTCATTGTACTTGTCTGTTAAATCTTTTATATTGCTTACTGCACTTGATACAGTTTCTTGCATTTTAGTAAAGTTCTCTTGTCTTGTTTTCTCTGCAGATATTCTTTCATTTTCATTTGATACTCTTTCGTGTTCTGCGTGTTCTATGTCCTGTTTTAATCTTGTTAGATTATCTATCCATGTTGGATATTCAATAGGAACATCGATTGTAGCATTGATGCTTTTAGAAACCTTCAATTCAAATATATCAGACTTAAAAACTGCAACATCATTTTCTAAGCTATTTCTTAATACTATTTGTGCTTTTATTTTTCCATACTTTGCAATAGCCCTAGTTATTATATATTTGTCGTCTTCTATCAAGTCAACATACTTTTCGTCTTTTGTTTGAAATTCAATATATTTTGTAAAATCTTTATATTCCTCTGGAAACTCAAATTCTAAAGTTTCTACTTTATTCTCTGAGTCATTACCTATTTTGCTTTCTTCTTTATAAACTTCTCTGTTTTGATATATGATTATTTTCATTTTGACCTCCATAATAAAAGCACCTACATTTTTGTAAGTGCTTTGTATTTTATTTTAAGGATTACATCTTTCACAAGCAATATACCCCTGTTCTTGTGCTTTTTCTTTTGTAATAGATTTTTTACTTTTTAAATAAGAGCAACCTTCTCTATGGTATTTTGAACCTGTATTAGTTATATAAACAATTTCAGTTATATCATTTGATGTATTAGTTGTTTCTGTAAAACAATAGGGACAAGGAGAATATTCCTCATTAGGTGCTTGTTCTGTGTTATATATCATAAAACTAGAAGTATCTAAATGCTCACAGCCATATCTATGATATAATCCACTTCCATCTAAAGGACAAATGGCAACATGGTCATTCATAAATTGTATTTGCTTATTCATGCTATCTACTTTAGTCTTATAGTTGTTTATCGATTGTGTTTTTTGATTAATTGTGGAATGAAGATTATCTATTTGCTTTTCATAATCTATAATTGTGTTTTGATAATTATCATACATTAAATAACCTAAATAGCACAACCCAACTACTGCTATTATTGCTAAAACAGAGATTATTATATTATAGATATTATTTTCTTTTTGTTTATCTTGATTATCCATTAGACTATCACCTTTTCTTTATTCTTATTACAGCATTATCTCACTATTCCCATATTTTTGCAATATTTACCATGCAACTTTTCCGTCTTTATATACAGTAAATCCTTGTAATTTATCAAGTGCTTCAAGTTTTTCATTTTTAGTAAGTGATTTATTTTCATTTATCAAAGTAAATATTTTCTTTTTATCAGAAGTACTCAAAGTAGTATTTACACCTGTTAAATAAAGTCTTTGTACATATGACATATCCTTACTATCAATGCTATTGATATAGTTATAAACTTTTTGCTTTTTACTTCCAGAAATAGCTTTTCCGTTTTCTGTACTATCATCTTCTCTATCTGCCTTTAAGTCAGCTTGTAAATAATCTAGATATTGATTTATAATATTTTTACTACTATCAAGTTTGTTTAAAATTCTATATGTATCATCATTTTTACCTGTTGTATTTTGATAGATTATTGATTTTGCCTTTGAAGAATAATTTGCATCAAGTAAAAGTTTATTTTTCTTTTGATTTGCTTTCTCTCCTTGTATTTCCTTTGTCTCACTTGAATAGCTTAAATATTGTGTTTGACTTTCTCCAGCTTTTCTTAATTCTTCTAATATATTATAGTTTGTAGATGTTTTTATTGTTTCGTTAACACTCTGGGCATAGTCAACTTTATTCTTTTCTTTCGCATAATCATAAATGCTTTCTATTGCTGTTTGTTTCTGACTATTTGACATGCTTTTATATTCACTAGATGACACTAAACTATTTAATAAATTGTATGATGTTTTTCCATACGCTGTTTTATATTTAGAATATTCTTCATTAGTCAACCTATAATTTTGACCATTTATAGTCAACTTTTTATCCAATGTGTCTGGCAGTATTGAACTTTCTCCTGTTTCATCGTATAGCTCCATTAAGGCATTATCTACTTTAGTCGTATCTACTTCTTTTCTAGTCCAAGGTAACACTGCATTTTCCAATTCCCTTTGAATTATATTGTCAGATTGTTTTACTTCATTTCCCCAAATGTCAGTTTTTATTGGCAATATTTGTCTTAAAGCTGGTGTTTTATTTATGATTTGATTTTTGGTAGAGTCTATAGCTTTTGGCAATACGCCTGTTTTTGTAGATGTTGTATCTCTTTCATATTTATCAGTTGTTCTCGCTATTTGACCCAAAGCCGTTGGAACAAATTGATTTACATATGATTTCACTGCATTTGTTCCTAAACTTGCTATCATTTGACTACTTCCTTGTTCATAACTTTTTAGCGCTGATGTTAAACCACTTAACATTGACATTTCAGTCATTGGATTCATTGCATTTGTAAAAGAATCAAGTATATTTGTTGCAGATTTAAGTGCTTTACTATACTTGCTATTTTCATCACTAGAGCTTGTCTTTTCTTCTTTTTCTGTTTGCATTAACTCGTGACATTCAGCCCCTATAAATAATGGTATTCCTGTAGGTGCTAACCAATCTAATGAATATGTATTTCCTGCAATAGTAATAGAATATGTTTGTTTTCCCATTTCTTCATCATATTTTTCTTTGTCTGTATCATCACTACCACTTGCTTTTAATATACCAGCATCTGCTAACGCATATCCCAACAATGCTATTCCTGTTCCAGTCAATCCTTTGGATATATTGTCTATATATTTATTGACTGTTATGTTTCCTTTTCTTAATTTAACAGTGTCATAAATTAGGCTTTTTGTTAATCCCACTGGACTATATTCTAATCCAGCTTTTGCGACATTTATTGGTGTTTTCTTAAACGGTAATGTAGAACCTATTATAAACTTTGTAAGTCTATTTTTATTTTGAAATTGATTTAATGAAGAGGCTATCGCACTTGCTTGATGAAATGTGGCTTCTTGTGCTTGTTCTACTGCATAATTTCTTGCTTTTGCTAATTGTTTATCTGTTATTGTATTTGGATTTAAATTATTAGCTGTCATATATTCTGATAATGCTTTTGTATATCCAGCTTTCAATCCCCAGCCATCTTCCGCTTCTAACAGATTATCATTCAAGCCAAACAATTTTCCTATAGTGTTTTCTAAAGTATCACTTTTAAATGTTCTCATGCTATTTTCTAATCTGGTTTTAGGGTTATATTTATTTTCATTTAGTCCTAATCTGTCAGCTACATTTTTTATATCATTTTTTGCAAATGTAGTTACTTTTTTATTTGCCGATACAATTGTATGATTTCTTTCCATATTTGGATTCACTTTGCTAATAGTCCCTTCTATAGCTCCTGCAACCTTATTTTTTACACCTTGTACTCCTGCCATAGCTGTATTTCCAACAATGTTTCTTATATGTGTTTTGGGATTGGCTAGCATTGAAAAGTATCTCCAAGCATCTATTTTTTGTAAGTTTGTTTTGGATACCTGCTGTCCTAATTGTTTATAGACATCATTTAAATTATTTTGTAGGTCATCATTATCTTTAGAATTAACTATTTTGTCTATCATGTCTTCTGTTAGATTAAACTGTTCTGCATTTTTTCCTCTTGTCTTTTTTAGATCATTATTCATTTTGTCCACTGACCTTTGTAGCCAAATAGCCTGTCCTTCCGGTGTTTGATGGTTTAATAATGACAATGCTTGTACTGTTTGCCCTGCACTTGTTCCGGCCATTGCTGTAGCTTGTATTGCATCTTGTAGTTTTGTTTTGTCTCCTGTTTTTGAATAATATTGTATTAGTTTTTCTCCAACAGCTATGTCTGTTGCTGTTATTTTTTCACCATTTATTGCTTTGCTCATAAAAGAATTTAATTCACTTTCTGGAGTCGAATTTAATATTCTTTCATTCGCTCTTTCAAGTTGGCTATTATTAGAATCTGGCACATATGTATCAGTTCCCATTAGTTCTTTGGCTATTGTCTTTGCTTCACTCGATGTATACTGACTTTCCATAATAGATTTATAATGTTTTATTGCTTTGACCTCTTTGCTTATCGGTGCATTTATACTACCATTTTGCTGTTTTTGCATTATTGGGGCTTTTATGCCTTTATTGTCATTTACATTTTTTTCTATTGGTGCTAAATTTTTTATGTCCTGTAAATTTGTTCTTGTTCCTGTTGTTTTAAAGTTTTTGTTTAAATATTGTTGCTCTTTTGATAATTTCCTTCCATAATTATCTTGTAAAGAAAAAGAATCTGAATTATTTTCAGATTCTTGAACACTATTATTTATTCTATCCCTATATATTCCTCTATCTTCTCTATTATTTTCAAGTGTATTTTTTTCGTTATTTTTTCCAGCATTAGTAATATTTTCAATCTCATATTCATCTACATATCTTCCTCGTCTTCTGCCATCCACCAATCCCATATTTTGCTTCTTATTTTTCGAAATATTTTCTTTAGAAAATTCATTGTTACCACCGTTCCTTTTTTTTATATAATTATACACTCCATCTTTAGCTTTATCAAGTAATTTTCTATTCTTTAAATATTTGTCTAAATTTTGATGTTTAGGATTTGTTTTAGAACTTTCGGGAGCAATATCTGTTAAATCAATATTCTTATGTCTTTCTTGTAAAAATCTTGCCTTTGTATCAGAAGCTTCAATTTCTCCTAAACTTTCGTAATAAGCTAATTTACTTCCTTTGCTACTTCTCCCACCTTCAAAATTTTCAATATCTTGTATTGCATGTTGTATTTCATGGATTAATGTTCCTTCAATACTGCTTTTATATTGTTTTTTACTTAGTAGATTATTATTTATTTTTATATCTTTATCAAATATATTATAAACACCATTTGCCTTATTTAAATCAGTAAACTTAACATTATAATTTGCTAATTCTGGATATATAGTAAATAAAGTATCATGTTTTAATATATTTTCTAACTTATATGTGCTATTTTCTTTGAATCTAATTTTTTTTAATGACATGTCTCTATCAGAAAATTCAAATTTCCAATCACCATTTCTATCTTGAAACCATCCTGTACTTTGTCTAATAGTTTCATTATCAATTCCATTTTCTTGCATTTGTTGAGCTTTATTATAGTTTCTTTCAAGTTCTAAGTTTCCAGTATCTGTTTTTATTGCATTTATCATTCCTTGTTTTCCTGCAATAGAATAATTACTTGTTTCATTCAACTTATTATTGCTATTATAAGCCTGTGTCCATTTATAATACAAATCATCTATAAATTGATTTTGATTTTTATATCCTCTAAATTGATGCCATAAATACTTTATTTCATTATAGATTCTCTTAAATATATTATGATTATTTTGCGAAACATTAGCAATAAACTCTTGATTTCCAAAAAGCTGTGCTGAAACATCTGATAGGGCTTCATCTGTTAATTCTGTTGAATTATAATTTTGTAAAAGATTTTCAACAGCTGTATTAAATTCTGCGTTGCTTTTTCTGTATGTCTCTATTATATTTTTCATAGAATCTGTACCAATTGCATGTGTTAATTCATGAACTGCTATAAATTCACCTGATTTTGTTGAGTTTGGATTTATTGTTATCACTCCATTTGAATATGAACCATTTGCAACTTGTCCATCTGGCGTTCTCAAGTCAGAATCTAATCTTATATCAACATTTTTATCAGTTATAATTTGTTCTAGCATGCTTACATAGTTTCGAGCCTGTTCTGAATTATTAAAATATTTTCCAGCATCTTGTCTTAAATTATTTATCTTTATATTATCACTTTTTTCATACTGATAATTCAACATTGGAACATCTTTATTATTTAAAATACTATTATTTTGTTCTAAAATTCCGTTTTGAGCATTTTTTTGCATTATTGGTGTAATTTGTTGTATGTTTTCATTTTGTTGGTTCTGCGTTAATTGTGATTGTCCTGACAATGTATTATATTTGTTTATCTCTTGTTGTGTACTATCCTCTATCATTTTTGTAACATCTAGTTGCGTTGAAGCTTCTTTTACTGCTGTTTGTATCTCTTGTTGTGTTACACTTTGACCATTTGTAGTCTTTTCTATTACTCCTACACAAGATTGTATTCCTAAATTTGCTCCTCCTAATATTGCACTAGTTAGTCCACCATCTATTCCAGCCTTTAACATTCTTTGCCCCATATCATTCCAATTGGCTTTATCTTTTCCTCCTATTGCCCCTGCTACTACTTCTTGGATTGGTTCTATTATTGCTTCTTGCATAACATTGTCTGCTATACCTATTCCATAATCCTTTAAAACTGTTTTTATACTGTTTTTAGCAATTTGTTCAGCTCCTTCTTTAGTTGCTGTTATACCAGCCCCACTAACCAATGCTTTTAATCCTTTACCAGCCTTTGATAAATTTTCTACTCCAATTGCTTCTGTTGCACCTTCCATTAACCCCATTATAGCTCCATAGGTTGTAGCTTGTTCTCTTGTCATTCCTCTGTCTAATGCATCTTGCATATAGCTTCCTCCTGCACTAGTAGTAAAATATGACATTCCTGCAACTGGATTTAATGCACTTATTGCTGTACCTACCCCCATATTTCCTATTGACGGTGCTAATTCTGCTAACTTTTTAGAAAAATTGTTGGTTTGATTTTCTATATTTTCTTGAATTTTTAATTGATCTTTATTTATTGACCTGTCTAGTATATTACTATTAGCAACTTCTTCTACTTTTGTATTATTGTATGTTAGGATATTGTTGTTTAACATTGGTAATATAACATTTTTGCTAGCTTCATTATTTAAGTTTTTTGGGTCAACACTTTTACTTTGTTGTTGTGCAATATATAGTGCTTTTTCTGTATTAGTTAATTCTCTTGAACCTAAGACTCTTTCGTTTTTTACTTGCTGTTCTGTTTTATTTCTATTTTCTCCAACCTTATATGCAAAATTAAGAGATTGTTTCACTCCAATTTTTGAACCAATTCCTAAGTTGCTAAATGTTCTTCCTGTATCGCTTGTAAAGTTTTTTATGTTTTGAGATATAGAATTAGTAGGAGTTTTGTTGTTCGAAACTTGAACTAATTTTTCTCTATTTTGTTTAAACTCTTCCCAAGAAGAATTTTGCTGTTTTTCTTTCTTAAAATCTTCCCAAGACATATTTGCCTCCTATAATCCAAACTCATTAAATAATGCTGATGCATCTGAATCCGTTATATGTCCATTTTGTACTTCTCCATATATTAGATTTCTATATATTTGCTTATTTAAATTATTGCTTGGTCTAGCTTTTGATAGATTTTCATATAATTTTTTTAGATTTTGATTCTCTGCAGCTTGTTGATTATTGTTGTTGTTAACTGAAACTGCTGTAGAATTTACGCTTCCGCTTCCTGTACTTCTTGAAGAACCACGAGATGATTTTGCTAGTTGTTGCTTTTGTAATGTCATCTCTGCTTCCCATTGTTGCTTTTGAAGTGCAATTTCTTCTTCATACCTTCTCTTTTCTTCTTCTCTCTGTTTTTCAGCAGTATATTCATCATTTATTTTATATAGATTTTCAAGTAATCTATCTTGTTCTTGTTTAGCAATTTTAGCAAGTTCAATATTTCCTGTTTCTTTTGCTTTAGCTATATTGTTATTTATATTAGCAAAGATATTGTCATAATTGGTTTTGGTGTTTGTATATCTATTTTGATATGTGTTATTCGCATTTATTAAAGAACTTTCAGAATATCCACTATTGCCTAGTCCCATTTTATTGGTATTACTATTTTGAACTGAATATGGATTAATAGATTTTGCATAATCTACATATGCAGCTTGACTTTCTTTTATGAAATTATTGTTTTGGTCTTGTCTTTCTTTTTCATAGTCTGAAATAGTTTGATTTAATTGTGAATTTATCATGTTTCTATCTTGATTTGCACTCTCTGTTATATAAGAATTACTTGCTTTTAATTTGTTTAAATATGTATCATTAAAGCCCATTTGTCTTGCTAATTCATCAATATTATAGTTACTCATTACTTCCCTCCTTATATCCTATAACTTTTGTTATATAAATTTTGTTTTCTTCAATGCTGACACCAGATGTTCCACTTGTGTTTATTGACAAATATCCGTATCCTTCATTTGTTATTTGATTGCCACTTATTTTTATGTTTTTATACTCTGCTCTCGCTAAATTATAAATAGGTATACTAAACATAACATTTAAAGATACTGTTTTTTCGTTCGGGTTATCAACTTCTGTGCTCCCATAAATATTACTATAATGATAGAATATTTTTACGCGATCATATTTTGCAACCGAATCATTTAAAGTTATTTCTTCTATTGAACCTACTGAATTTTCATATAAAACTGTACCTTCTATTCCCATTTTGTTTAATTTATCAATTAAATTGTTGAATCCTTCTTTTATTATCTTGCATCCTTTATCCCACTCTTTTTTTAATTCTTGTGTTGTCATATTGGGTGTATCTGGTAAAGTTTGATGTATTTCTACGTTATCTGTAATTTTTTCGAACATATTATATCCTCCTTACTTTATATATCCGCCTACAAAGGCCTCTAAAACTGCATTAAATATTCCAAATGGTTTGTTTAACTCATCTGAATAAAATATTAATGATATATTTGACCATTTCTTTTCTTTTATCTTATAGTTCATACTCAATTTTTGAGATGTATTATATGAGAAATCAGTATAACTAAAGTTTTCGTATGAAAAACCACTCGCTATAAATCTTGCAATTTCTTTTTCTTCTGATTTGTTTGTTTTTTCTTTAAGCTTACAAACTGAACCAGGGATAGCTTTAAAATTAGCTATCCCACCTTTTTTATTTGTTGTTTTAACATGATTTTCACTTTCAAAACTATCGCATGGTGTTTCCCATTGGCAATATATAGTTCTTCCATTGTCGTTATAGATTCTGTCTGTAAATTTAGCAACAACTCCATTTTCTGTTCCAAAAAACAAATTATCATCATATGATTTTAATAGAGTTGCCTCTTTAAACTCATTATTAACTACATCTCCTATGTTATCCCAATAAAACCACTCATATTCTTGTTGTTGCGTTCCTTTATTAAGGTATTTTTGCCTATTATCTGCTAAATAAATATGTCCATTTATTAAACATAAAAGGTATCCTCTCCATTGTTCTAAACATATATTTTCTAAATCTGGTTCGTTAACTAATTTGGTATCAACCATACTAGACTTATGCTCAATACTTCTTTCCAAACCTAAGTTCAATTTTGTAAAGCTCTCCAGTCCTAATCTAGAAACAAAAACAGGTTCATCTAAGAAGTTTTTACTTCCCCACATTGATATACAACCTATTCCAGCCAAACCTTGTTTAGTTGGGTATATTGTATCTTCCGTATCTCCATTCTTTACTTCTTGTGGCGAATGATAATAAACTACAGCATCTTGTTGGTCATCTGATTTTATAACTAAGATGCTATCTCCTACTCTTAATATTGATGTAATAGGAATATTGTCACTTCCATCTTGATAATAAGCTAAGTCTGATACATATGTAGGGTCATTCAGCATAGAATTAAAAAGAGCATTTGGAAAGCTGTTGTTACCACAAAAAAACACTCTATTGTCAAAAATACAACTTATTAAACACTTTTTTATTCTACTGGCATAATCAGATACAGATTTTGAAAAAGTAATAATTACATTATCTTGACCAGCGGTAGAAGGTGCTGGTGGTGCGGAGTTAAAAGTTACTACTCCTGTAACTCTATTAACTGTAAAATCTGTTCCTTCCGTTTTTTTAGTCCCATTTATTGTAGCTTCAATTTCAGCAGAATCTAATCCACTACTATCTAAAGTATAATTTTTATCAGTTCCATTTGCTAAAAACGAATTTTTTCTTTTCTTCTGTAGCAAATTTACTGGTTGATATAATGTACCTCCACCACTCGGTGCTCTAGCAATTGTTGTTGTTGGAATAAACGCAATCTCTTCAACACTTTTTACTTCATTTCCATCATAATAAATATAATTTTTTCCATCATTTATATATAATTTATTATCATATACAAAAGCTCTTGATTTTGTTTCAGCCATATTGGAAAATAAAACTTGCATATCTTCTTTTGATTGTTTGCTAGGATAATTGCTCCAAAGCAACAAATCTGTTCCACTATGAATTAAAACTTTTAAAGAATCTCTTTTTATAAAATGTATACCATATATTTCGTTTTCAAGCTCTAATAGATTTATAAAGCCAGGTCTTGTCTCTACTGCCTGTCCTAGACTTGATTTATAATCTTTATACATGTTCACGCAATTAGGACTTCTATATAAAGACACTCTTGTACTATCAGATGTAAAATCAACACCTCTAAAATCACTATATACTCTTGTTTTAGGAGTTTTAGGTGTAAAATCTGGTATAGTTGCCATAAATATATCTCCTTCCTAAATTGAAAATATTTGATGTATTGTAACTGTGCTGTTGTTTTCGTTTTCCTGTGCACTTCTCATTAATTGCTCTACTTTTGCGTTATATTTGGCTTCAAAAGCAGTATAATTGGCTGATACATCACTCATTAATACACTACTTGCCACATAATAAGGAAGTGCCATTTGAGCATCTATATCTAATTCAAATTCGTAATCATCTTGATTATCATCTGTTATTTCCTCTGGAATTGCATAGTATTCTAATTCAAAAGTTCCTAAGCATGATTTATGTACTTTTAATTTGTCTTTTTGAATATAATATCTTAATGTTGAATTATTAGACGAAAAATATCTTAATCTTTTTTCTTCCATAAAATCATCTGGCAAACCAATTGATTTATATTCAGTGTCAATTTCTTCTTTTATTGAAAAGTTATAAACTTTTAATATTTTCTTAATTTGAGCAACTTCAAATAATGCAGTATTGAATAATCCGTTTAATTTTAATTTTATATCCTCATCTTCTGTTGGAGCTTTCGTTTCTGAGTATTCATCTATTAATTGCATAGCAATATTTTTTAAATCTTTTAAATACATTCTTTTTCCTCCTTAAATAAGCACTGTGTAAAGCACTAAATGCTCTACACACTACCTACTTGGTAGTGATTTTAGATATATTGAGCATCTGATAATATTTCTTTTACCGCTCTTGGAACTTTTACATCTTTTCCTCTTTCTATAGTCCATCTGTATCCATTTATTATTACATCTACAGTTTTATCTGTTTTGTTTAGTGGATCTATAGGTATTTTTATTTCTACTAAATCTTTTTTCAATGTAGCTGCTGTTTTTTTAGCTTCTTTTTCTTGCTCTAGTTTGCCTTGTTCTTCTGTGATTGCTAACTCTTGATTTTTGTTTTCTTGATTTTCCATTTTGTTCTCCTCCTATAAATAAATTTTAGAGTAACTGCTAAGCAGTTACTCCAGTTTCAATTCTTACAATTGCTTTTTCTTCAAGTCTCTTACAAGTGAACATATTTTTCCAACCAATTGTGTTTCTTTGGTTCAATGGGTCTGCGTTTCCACCATCTGTTTTTACTATGATAGATGGTTTTGCTGCACTTCCATCTCCAATTTCAGGTACACCATAAGAATCTTTTCCATAGATAACTCCCAAATGTACTGCTACACCAGAATTATCTACTGTTTTTGTGTTACTTGTTGTCATAAATCTTACACCTGCATATTTTCCGATTTCACCTTTTAATAACGGAGCATTATCTGTGTATTTATTTACATCAATCCATCCTCCAGTTGATGTATCATTCATTAAGTCATAAGCTTGCTCAGGACTTATAACAGCATGGAAATATCCATCACTAAATGGTTTAGCATTATTTTTTCTTAAGTCTCTAACAGCTTTCTTTACATCTTCTCCTTTTAAAACATCTGTAGCTGCTAATGCTGTTCTTGTTGCTTTTCCATTGGCATATCTTACATTTGTTCCACTTGTTACGGTATCTCTGATTAAAATATCAACAAGTTGTGCTGCTTGTTCTCCTTCTAGTGCTGATGTTTCTGCTATAACAGGGTCTTTTCCTTGCATATCTAGTATATCTGATACTGTTACATAATCACCGTATTGACTACATTCTGCTGTAACAGGTGATATATCTAAGTTTTTACCTGTAGGTGTTACCCCTTCCTCTAACGGAGTTGTTGGAACAGCTAAAGATTTAAATATTCTCCATTCTATTTTTGTTCCTTTTCCTTTAGGAATTTTTTTCTTTTTGGCATCATTATAAAAATGTAAATCTGGTAATAATCTTGATAGTAATGTTCTATCATAAAATGTTTGGTTTTCAACACTTAAATTTGATATTGAATTGTTTATTGCTGGCATAATTAATCATTTCCTTTCTTTTTTTAAATTCCTCCTATTACTTTTTGGAGTTCTTTTTCAAAGTCTTTATCAGACATTTCGTTATAATTTACTTGTGCTTCTGAATGTGTTGTTCTTACACTTCCCGCACTTGCTGGTTTTGTTGGTTTTGTTCCATATTTTGTTTTGTAATCCTCATATATTTCTTTTATTGAAACATTATCTGCATATCTTTGGGCAAATTTCTTAAATTTGTCACTTTCGACAATATTAGGGTCTGCTCCAACTGACAACAGTTCTTTTTTTGCTAATCTTACTGAATGAGCTTTTCCTATTAGGTTCATTTCTTCTTTTTCTCTTGCTGAAATATTGTTTTCCTTATACTTTTTGTATAATTCTCCAAATCTGTCTTGCATCGCTTGTTCGCCCAATTCTATTACTTCATCTGCATCAAGTTTGGCAAGAGCTTTTTGTTCTCTTTCAGACATGTTTTCGTGATATTCTGGTATATCTACTCCTTGCTCCTTATAATTTTGGCGTAATTTTTGATTAACTTCTTGTGGAGTTTTACCATCAAACCCAACAGCTTTTAATGTTGCTAGTAAAGGATTTATCTCCTTCTCCTTGTTTCCTCTTTCTCTTGCAATAATTTTGTTTATTGCTTTTTGATATTCTTCTTCTGTGTACATTCTAGAATGACTTTTTTGTTCAGGTTCATGTTCCTGTTCTTCTTGTGTAGAATTATCTGTAACTTCTACTTCTTCTGTTGATTGTTCTTCTGTCACAACTTCTTGTTCTATTTCAACATTCCCAACTGTTTCGTCGTTGTCCACGATAGTTTCTTCAACTACTCCTTCATTTTCTTCCATATTTTCACCCAATTTAAAGTCTGTCGACTATTAATTCCCATGCTTATCTGTTTTGCCCCAGAACATGTTTTGAGGCATATAAAAAACACCATAAGGTGTTTAATTGTCTTGATTTTTTTTATTTATTTTCTGTTCTTCCTCTGTGCTAATCTTAGCAATTTCGTGACATTTAGGGCAATAATACACTACTTCTTTATCATTCCTTACCATTACCCTCATTTCAATTAAGTTGCAATTCTTACATTTCATTATTTTGACCTCCTAGAACTTGATTTTGTTGAGTTTCTATATCACTTGCTATGTTTGCTATTTCTTGATTGTTTTGATTTTGCAACATTCCATTTATTTGGGATTGTTGTTCTGTGATTTGTTGTTGAATCATAGCCATTTCTCTTTCTTTCTCTTTACGTTTCTTAATAATTTCTTCTAATTTACTCTTGTTATACTTTGAATTGTTTGTTAATCCAGAAACCCATTCCTCAAAAGTTATGGCTTGTCTTTCAAACAAGCTATCCCACATTTGCTCTACAGCAAGTATAGAAAATGGGTCTGTTTGTGATACATTTACTTTAACTCCAACCTTTAACCTTTGCATGATCCCATATGGTATTTGCTCAACTTCTGTTGTAGTTTGTCCTGTTTCATCATCTGTACTTGTTATTATTACTTGTTGCCCATCTACATCAACATTCTGCATAAAATCAAATAATATTCTTCCTATATCTTCATAGAATTTCTTTTTTCTTGCAACATGAACATTGATTGGTATAGCTGATGCGTCTCGAACTGCTATAATTGAACGACCACTTGCTTTTTCTGGATTTATATTTCCTAGTGCAGTATCACTTGCACTTGCATTGTCTTTTGTTTTTTGACTTAATTCATCACAAAAGTTTTTTGCATCAGGGCTAACTTGTGCTGGTTGTAGATAATCAACCACATCTCTTATCTTTTGAACTGTTTGTCCGTCCGTTCACTTCTATTGCAACTCCTACTTTATCTAATGCACTTGGATTTTCAATTAATTTTCCATTGTACACTGCTTTTGGATATGCTCCCATAGCAATTGCTATATCTCTTCTTGCCATTGTTCTATTTATTTCAATTTGATTTTCTATTTTGTCTTGTGGTTCTCCTCTCCCTCTTATGCTGTTCTTTTCATTTATCCAAGTATCTAATGCAACTGGATATAAAGTAAGTCCTAAGTCTGTTTCTGGTACATATATTACATTTTTAGTAGATTTCATCATATGTACAGTTGTTTTCTTTTCTTTAACTTCTTCTTGAATTACTTGTTCTTGTCCATATTCGTCTACTATTGTCTTATCTTGTGTCCTTGTTACCTCTTTTGTTTTCTTGTATAATTTTAATACACATAATGCTTTACCTTGTTCGTCTTTTACCTCTTCCTTGTTTCCAATTTGCTCGTTTAAATCATTATCTGCTACTATTTCTGCTATTTTGCTTTCTTCAAGCCCATGTTTTTTTGCTTCTTCTCTTATTTTTTCTACTGGTCTTCTAAATGTTATTAATATATAACTTTGGTCTTGGACATCATTATTATTTTCATCTGAAAAAAATATGTTGTTTCCATATATCATATCTGCTCTTTTGTTATTTTCCTCATCTTCATATATATACATTCCAACGTTTCCACTTATGCAGTTTTCTTCATCATAATCCCAAGTATTATTTTCAAGATTATTCGATTCAAAAAATCTAGCAATATTTTTATTTATCTTTTCTATTACTTCTTCTGCTATATCTCTAAAACTTGTTCCATCCTCAATTTCTTCCATATCTTCTTTACTAAAATTCTCATCAGTAAAGGTTATAGTCATATTGTTTTGAGACACAACGCCAATTTTGTAATTGCAAATAGGAGTTATTATGTTATCTATTGGCATTGGCATACCACCACTTTTAAAGTTTTTCCATTGGTCTCCTTTTGCAAAATTATAGTTTATTTCTAGTTGTTGGTAATAATTCTTGCCATTTAAATATTGTTTTATTTGGCTATATTCTTTCCATATTTGCGTTAATCTGTCTTCTTCCATTAATCAACATCCACCTGCCCCTCTTTTGTTCCATTAAAATTATCTAAATTACTCATTATTTTATTTAGTCTTGTAATTTCTTCTTTGTTTTCTTTATCTTCCTTATATTCTTTTGTAAATGGTATATTTTTCTTTATATCTTCTATTTTAGGTCGATCTATGATTTTTGTTTTTTCTTTTAAATTGTATCCAACTTGTATTCCAATAAAAAAAATAGCCGTTGAGGCTATCATAATTAAAATAGTATTCATGGTTATCTCCTTAAATTATATTTATTTTCATTCCATAATCTGAGACAGTTGCATCTTCTTCGTATAAATCATCTAGTGGATTATATTCTTTGAGCTTTATTTTCTTTTCTATTTTGACTTCATAACTTTGTTGTGTTCTTATATAATATGCTATTGCTAACGCCATTACCAAATCATCATGGCATCCTTCCTGGGCTTCTGGTCTTCCTTTTTCATTTCTAACAAATACTAACATTTCTTCTAATGTCTCTTTATCATTTATTAATTCTATATGGTCATTTATTATTGCTTGTAACATAGACAATATTAAAGGTCTTGTTATTCTATCAGTTCTAAATCCAAAGGCTTTTACTACTTTTCCAGTATAAGTATCTTCTTTTTCTCTTACAAATTGCTTATCATATCCCATTTCTAGTAATTTCTTTATAGGGAATGTATCGAAATTAGCCTCTATTCCAATAAGAGCTTCATTATAATAGTTTCCTAAACAATACATCTGTCTTGTATATTCATCTGCATCAAATTCTTTTCTAAGTTTTGCTACTTGTCTTCCTGTTGCATTGTCTAATACTTGTCCCGTAAAATAGTCTGAGCCTTCTCCAGATGTATCACCTGAAAGTACATATGGATAATTAAGTTTAGGCAACTCAAATATATCTATAAAGCCATCTTTCTCTTCTTTAAATTGTATATTAGATATTTTATTGCTTTGTTCATCAAAATCATAAACAAAATAGCCTCGTTTAATTGGCTCTCTAATTTCTGCTAATCTACTACTTATCTTTTCTGCATTAAAGAATGTTTTTCCTAGCACTCCCCATAATCCCAGACAATATACATTGTAGTAATATGGATCTGTATCTTTGAAACTCTGTAATACTTTTATATCTTCCTCTGTTAAAAATTTGTTATCTTTATATGTACTATGACATACTGTTGCTAATTTACTATCGATAAAATGTCTTTTAATCCAATGGTTTATATTTACTGGGTTAAAGCTTAATACCATTTGTTTTTTAGATTTCCCGCCTCTTAAACGAACTTTAAGCTGATTTATATCGGCTTCTTTACACTCTGTTGCCTCTTCTACCCAAATATCTGTTAATTCTCCATTTTCAAATGTTGTAGATTTTATCTTTTCTGTATCATCAAGTCCTCTAAATATTACCTCATTGCCATTTTTACATTTTATTCTCAAATCCGTTATATCAAATAAACTTGATAAATTCCATTGATTTATTACTTGTTTAAATAGTGCAAATGTACTATCTCTATTAGTATTCCCTGTCTGTCTTACTACTAGCAAGTTCATTTTTCTTGTCAATAATCTGTAAACATATCTTTGAACTATATAGTATGACTTTCCAGATGAACCACCACCATAAAATAATAAATATCTATCTTCATTATCTAAATATGGTATGTATTTTTTATTAAATACTTTTTTATCAATTTGTATATTAATCATCTATTAATGTAACCTTTATTTCAGTATTTACATTTGCATCTACATCTTGTTTATCTTTATAACCAAATTTATTTTTCATGTAAAATATCTTGAATGTGTCATTTATGTCTTTCGAATTTATTGTCGCATCTTCTAAAATATCATTTACTTTTTTATATGTGTCGGAGTAATAATCCTCTTGAGCATAAAATGTATCTCTATTTATGTCACAATAAACACAAAAACCTGCTATATTGGGCAACTCTTTCTTATTTTTGCAAACATTCACATATTCTTTTATTTTGTTTACAAATTCCTCTTTTGTTTTAAACGCTCTTTGGCTCATTGTATCATCACCCCTGTCTTGTACTTTTCGTTTTTCTTTTCTTCTTTCTTGGCTTATATCCAAAACAGATGTCATACTTTTTGCAGCCTTGACATCTGTTTTTCATACAATATTTCATATTCATATGTTACTCTTTTCTTTCTTGGCGTAAGACTGAGGACACGAACCCCATACCTGCTTAGGTACACATTGTTTAGCAAACAAGTTTCAAACCTCTTGAATTAATCTTACATATATTAGAGCTTACTAGAAAAGCTCTACAAAATGAAAGGTCGTGATTTTTTTATTTATATCAACATATCTAGTATCTGTTAATACCAACTAAAAAAGAGTCTATCTCTGTGGATAAACTCTCTCTTTTATTTGGTCGGACGTACGGATTTGCACCGAACCTTGGAATCTAACTAATATCTTGCATTATCTTTGTTTCAAATGGCCGTCCTATATATTTTTTATATTATTTCCAAGGTTTCTTCCATTTTTTTTATTCATAGGCATTCTCCCCCTTCTTTTCATTACATGATTAATTCCGTCTAATATTAGTCCTAATATAGTCGAAACTGGTTCTATAACTATGAGGATTACCCATAAAACAAATTTAACTAATTTCAAGATATTGAATGTTAGCTATATTAAGTTTATTAATTATATATCACATATTATACTAAAAGTCAATACTAAAGAGCAAATATTTAAAACATCTGCTCTTAATAAAAAACAATTGATTTGATAAGAAACCAGTGCCTGTACTTTGTTTCTTTTCATTATATATATTATCACAGTTTATGTGTGCTTTTCAGTAGCTTTTTGTGACCTCTTCAAATTTTTTTAATGCTGTTCCATTTGCTTTTCTAATATATTCATAAGTATAATTCATTTCACTTGCAACTGTTACTAATGATTTTCCTTGTATATATTCTTTTTCTAAGATTAACTTATACGGTTGTTCTACTTTGTCTAATTGTTCTAATATTAGTTTTTGCTTTTCTTGTTCTTTAATTATCCTTGCAAGTAACTCTTCTACATTGTCTAATAATGTTACAACTTTTTCTGCCATACTGTCTTGTACTTCTTTACTTCCTCGTGGCATATCTGATATTACTGATGTTATATTTGTTATACTTGTTTTATATTCTTCTATGTACTCTAATCTTCCTTTTATCCATTCTTGATTATGTTTATAATCTTTTAGATCCTCTCTATCTAGTTTCATCTGTACCCTCCTCAAATTTTTACTTTTTCTACTTTTAAGTCTGATTTTGGTGGTTTTACCATTTCTTTTACTAATCCTAGATCATACCTTTGAAATGTCTCTTTTACTCCTGTCAGCATATCCTTGTATAATATAAAATTAGGATATTCTTTTACAAATATGTACTCATGTCCATTCTTGCTTATTATTTTCGGTATTTTCATTTGTATCACTCCGTTTCTTTCAAATATCTATATATTACATTCTCTACTTTAGCTAATGCTTCATAATTGCTTATATATTTTCCATCGTGTCTGTGTTTCATTGTTGCTCTTATTATCTTTATTTGCTGATTGTATTCTCTTCTGTATATTTCTGCTAATTTGTTTTTACTTAATCCCGCTTTCCATTTTTCTATTATTTCTTTGTCTCTCATTTACTACACCTCTTGTGTAGTATGCTCTTTTTATTTATTTAATATTTCTTTTGCTTTATTTTCAAAATATTGTTTTATACATTCATCACAAATCTTTCCGTTTTCTCCTGCATAATATTTACACTTCGTTGTCATATCTAAATACTGACATAAATTGCTATCGTTAGTTGCTATATGATTTGCCATTAAATCAATTATTTTATCTCTCTCTATATTTTTTGCATTTGCTAAGTCTAATTGATTTTGTAATATATGCGTATCTCTATCATATTCTTGCTCTATCTTGTCTCGCTCATCAGCTATCTTCATTATTGCTTCAAATAATTTTTTTGCTTCTCCTTCCAAACATTCTGGTCTAACTCCTTGCCATTCATCTAATACTTTTTGTGCTTGTTCTTCTGTCATGCATCAATCCTCCTCTTCCATGTACTCCCTTATTGCTTTTATAAGGTTATACTCTTTATCACTAATTTCTTTTACTTTTTTCTCATCTTTAATTATACTGACTATTCCAAATATATACCATTTTCCATTTATACATATTTGAGCTTCTTCTTCACATTCTATGCTAGGTATCCAAACAGAATAATTATTTATTTCTTCGCTTTTTGGTTTTGAAGGTGTATTATATAATCCAGGAAGTACTATTTCAAAAGGTTCTGGCTTTTCTTCTTTTAATTTAATTTTATTATCTCCCATCCATTGTCCAAACATAGATTAGTCCTCCTTCTTCTCAAATAATTTGTCTAAATCTTCTTTAGAAGCTATTGTTAACCAATACATTACTAACAATACTACTACTCTTAAAATTGGTATAAAACAAAATGTATACCATATTCCCTTGTTATCTTTTTTTGTATATTTTTTATAATCTATTCCATCTCTATTATGTAATAATGTTCTTATTACTCTACTTGAAGCAAAATATATTATTAAAAATACTATTGTACTTTTTATGTAATATCCTAACATTTTAATCCTCCTTTTCATTTAATTGATTTATTGCTCGTACTAATTCATTGATTTTATTTTTGATGGTATTGAACTCTCCTGCTGTTCCTTTAGCTTCGTTTGTTAATTCTTCTATTGTGTTTGTTTTATCTTCTATTACTTTAACATTTATATTCATAAATTCGTCTGTAGAAAAAGTTGTACACAATTCTAATAAATCGTCACCATTATCTCCTTTATAATACCTTTCAAATGTGTCCCATTCAAATTCTTTTCCATTAAATTCTATTTTTTCTGGAATATCTTCTTCATTTGCTATTTTAGTTAATAATTCAATTAATTTCATTTTTATTTTCCTCTCTTTCTCCTATTAGTTCTTGTAAAACTTGCATTCTTCCTAAACTTATTCCATATTCTAATATTTTTTTATTCCTTATTCCTCCTGCTATTGTTAATGGCATTTTCTCTTCTTTTATCTTGTCTTTTACTTTTTGAATCCATTTTTGATTTATATCATTTTGTGCATTTTCTATTACTACATTGTATTGTTTGTCCGTTAAATGTATTGTGTATTTATTGCTTATTCCTAATTCTTCATTTTCTTTTTGTAGTTTAAAATAATTTTCATTATAAACTAAATGTCCATTTCCACCTTCAATTAATTCAATTGCTCTATTTCTATCTATTTCATCAAAATTATTGTTTTCTATTCTTTCATATAATTTCATTGTTATTCCTCACTTTCCAGCAATTTCTTACTAAAATATTTGTGTATGTCTTGTTTTTCTAATTTATCTCCTCTACACCAATCTCTTTCCATACCATTGCAATTGTTTAATTCTGCATATATATTGTCAAAGCAGATTTCCCAACCGTTTTCAACCATATAATTTTCCATCAAATCTATTTTTTTCTTTAATTTTTCGTTTTCTGTTTGCAACGCATATAATTTTATCGCTATTACACCGTCTTTCATTTCTGCTTTTAATTCTCTATTTTCTTCTTTTAATTTTAACTCTGTTTCATAACTTCCCTGTTCTAAATTATTCCACTCTTCCCAAGCTTGTTCTTTTTCTTCCTTTAATATTTCATTCTCTTTTAATACTCTTTTATAATCTGATAAAATATGTTGTTCACATCTGTTTCTTTCTAACATACATTCTTCTTTTTCATATCTACCACATATATTACATTGATTAGTAGAACATAATTTTAATCTTTCTATATCTTCTTCTATAGAGCTTCGTTCATTTTTAATATTATTTTCTCTATCAGCATTTGTATCATCTTGTAGCTCTTTAATTTCTTCTTCTACTTCTGCTATTTCTTCTCTTATGTCTAAATCATCAGCATTACATGCTAATCTAGCATCTTGTGTTACATGCAGTGTTTCTAGTCTCTCTTGTAATTTTTCTATATTATTTTCTTTCATTTAAAACACCTCCTAATTCTTGCTTTAAAGCTTTAATATGTTTCTTACAATAATCTTTATTATTTATTTTTGTTGCACACTTAATACATAATTTTTTATCACAAGTAACTCTTTTTACTTTCCCTCGTCCTTCTAAATCAATATTATATCCTATATCATAATCGCATAATATTGTAGCTTCTCTTTTGTGACATTCTTCACATATTATTTGAGGTAATTGTACTATATCAGCTGTTTTCACTATGTATCACTCCTCTCTCAATTAATTGTTTCGCCTATGTAATCAGCATAAACATAACCTTTTCTTCTTACATTTTTGCAAAAAGCATTTATTCCTTCTGTTTCAATTATGTTTAAATAATATTCTATTAATTTTTGAGTTTCTGGATGAAATATTCTTTCTTTTTTACATTTATTATAATATTTTAATGGTTCACTATATGCCTTGTCATAATCCACTTTTTGCTTTGAATATACTATTCCAGCCCCTAACCAATCACATATCATCTCAATTACATAATCATACGGAATTTTACAAGGTGTATTTTTATAAGTACCTATGTTATCAATCCAATATTCCCAATGATGTGGGTTATGTCCTTTATGATGTTGCCATGCTAGACTATATCCTTTTTCTTTCTTTTCTGCATCAATTGGGCTGCTCGTTCCTTGAAAGTATTTTGCACTACTACAAAATTCGGTTATTCCGTATTTACTTAAATCATGCAATAATCCTCGTTTAATTTTTCCACATTTAAAACAAAATTTCATAACATAAAATTTGTGCTTCGTTATAGTTTCAAAATGTTTTAAATATTTTTCTAGATTGCTCATATTTTATTTACTCCTCTCCAACTCTGTTAAAATTCTATCAATAGCATAGCAATAAGGATAATTTCTATTGCCCATACCTTTTAAAATATTTGACCAGTCTTTTAATATTTTTTTGTTATATTCTAAATCATCATTGTATTGTTTATGTTCTATATAATACTTATACCAATATTCGCTTTTTTCTGTTGAAGTCATAATTTTATCTAATATTTCAGTTATAGCTTCTTTTAATTTTCTATTTTCATTATCTAGTTCGTGATTTGTTGTCATAACCCAACAATTTTGTAAAGTATTTTTTGTTTCTTTAGATATTTCCTCTTTACTCATATCTTATTTACTCCTCTCTTCTTCAAGCATATTCATATATACTTGCTTTTCTTCTATTTGCTCATTTAAGCTTTGTTCTAATAATTTTATTTTTTCATCTTTGCTATTCATCATTACCATTACTGTTATTACAACTAAAACTATTATTGTAAAACATATTGTTTCTACTATATTTTCTATTGTTTTATTCATCTTCTCCTCCTACTTTATAGCAATTAGCCATATAACTTTCTTTTGTTAGTATTGTTTTTATTTGATAATCTACAAATGTCTTACAATTTCCGTAATATAAATAACAATAATTTGGTCCTTTATCTATTTTGTGTATTAGTTTTCCATTTACATAATCTCCAACGTTTACAACTTCTGATATTATTTTGCTGTGTTTTACTATTTTCCCATATTCTGCATCAAAAAAATTAACTATTTGCAAGTTTTTCTCTTCTTTATCTATTTTAAAAATATAGCCTTTATCTGTTCTCACATATTCTCCTACTTCTATTTCCTCTTCAAATAAATTATCATCTAATCCGTGTAGTTTTCTTGTTGCGATTAGTTCTTCCTTATCTAAATCACTCATAGTTTTTCTCCTTTACTTTATTATTTTTAACGTTAAATCCGGATATTTCTTCTCAAATAACTTGTGTTTTAACTTAAATACATCAGTTTCTTTTCCTTTGACATCTTCTACTATGATATTGCCGACCTTGGCAATATGAAAAATCCGCTATGTATTCAATCTTTCTATATGTTTTTCCATTTTTCTTAAAGCTTTCTTGTAATAAAAATCTCGGTTGTAGTTCTAAGTTTTGTATCTCTCCTGCTCTTTGTAATAATGCTAATTCTTTATATCTCTTGCTTTCAGCTATTGAGTCAAATACATACATGTTTACTTGTGTTTTTTTATTTCTGTATTTGTTCATTCTTCTTTCGCTCCTTTTTTTACAAAATTGAATCTATTGTTACTTGTCCATCTTCCATTATTCCGCTTAAAATATCATCACTTATCATTCTTTCTTTTGCTTGTTTATAAAAATCTTTTTTTATTTCAAAACCGTATGCATTTCTTCCTAGTTCTGCACATGCTCTTAATGTACTTCCACTTCCTGCAACTGGATCTATTACAACATCTCCCTCGTCAGTAAATATTTCTATAAGCTTTTTCAATACATTAATGGGTTTTTGGGTCGGATGAATTTTAGCATACTCTTTTGATGTATCCCTTTTCCATTCAAACCAGTTAAATATCATTTTTCCTTTCTGTTCATCTGTTTTGCCATTGTTGAATTTGGGTAATTTATCTCTATAAAGTACTACTGCATATTCTGTAGCCCCAACGATTTTCATGTTTGCTTTTAAAACTTGACTAGAATAGTTTTTTATAAACACTAATGGATAGCTTTTAATTAATCCATGCTTTTTAGCTTCATCAATTACCATTTGCATTTGTTCAAAGGCACAAAATACTATCATTGCTGGTGCTTGTCCTTTTTCCTTTGGCTCTTTCTTTAAGTATCTAGTACAAAAATCGAAGAAATTATTTATTTTAAAATCTTTGTCTGTGTCAAAGAAACTTTTATTTGCTAGTTTGCTTTCTCCATTTTTGTTATCTCCGTCTATATACCATTGTGGATTACTCGCATATGCATTATTTCCTAAGTTGTATGGAATGTCCGCAATTATTAATTGTGCATGTGGTATCCCATATCTTTTAGCATTTTCAAAGTGGTCATTGTACAATTCTATTTTGGTTCGTTTCATTTCTTTTTCTCTCCATTTCTATAAAATTCTCACATCTGTAAACTCCGATTAAATGTCTCTAAAATTAATCTGTTACATCCAGCACACTTCTTGCAGAGTTTATCTTGATCTAGTTGTTTCATCTCACACCTCTATGTTGTTTTTGTTGAAATCTACAGATAACATTTCCATAAACTCGTCCCAATCTTTTGAAATTTTTATATAACTCTTTACTCTTGTTAATGTTCTTCTTTTGCCATCGTCTGCACCTACTGTGTATGAGAATCCAACCATAAGTATTATTAAAATTATCTTAACTAACATTCTTTTATCCTCTCTCTTCCTAATTCTGTTATTTGATACACAACTTCTTTGCAGTTTGTTTCTGTATCTAGCTCTTTCCCAACTATGCATACTTGTCTTTTTTCTAACAAATTTGTCAATCTTGGTCTTGCATGGTTGTAATCTATCTCTTTTGTATATCCTCGATATGCCATGTATCTTGCAACTTGCTTTGCAGTTAGCTCTTTATATTCAGTTAATATCTGCAATACCTGTATTTCTCTTTTTGATTTATTTACTTTTTCGTTTGCTTCTCTTCTTGTTTCTTCACTCATTTCATTCATTAGTTTCACTCCTTTACTATTTCACACCATTCTAAATTTTTATATAAATGTGCATAAGAGTCATTTATGTAATAATCATTTGGATTTACTGCTATTCTTGACCTTATATCTGCTATTTTTGGTATAAATTTAACTTCTCTTATTGTCTTGTCAATTGCTTGCTCAAATTCTTTTATATCTGTCTTTTTAAACTCCTCATACCACATCATCATTTCTTCTCTTGTAAATATTTTGTTGTATGCTGTTTGAACTTTTGATATCTCTCTCTTAAATTCTTCTTTGTTCATTTAGAAATCCACCACCTTGCTTGTATTCTGCTTTTGACTTTTAAATCCAATTTCATCTGCTTGTATCTTTTCTACAGTATCTATTTTTCTTCTTACATAATCTTGTAATATTGTATCCGCATAATTCCAGTTAGGATATTGGATTCTAGATGTTTTCGACAACACATAATCTATAACTTCAAACGGTAACTCAGCAAGATATTTTATACATTCATTAATAGCATTTGTATTAAAAGAATTTAAACATTCAATAAATCGCTGTTGTAACTTTTTTTCTTTTTCTTTTTTTAATAATAAATCACTATCTATATCTTCTTCATTATCATTATCTTCTTCATCTTCATTATCATTATCGGGTTTTTTCGGTTGCATTTGGTTTTCTTTAAAACCGTTCGGTTTTTTCGGTTTTTGAATTTTCCTTTTGCTTTTCTTCTTTTTTAGGTCTACCACCCTTCTTAGCATTCTCTCTATTCTTTTCACATCTAGCTTGATATTTTTCTCTATCCCTGTCTAGTTGTGTTTTTATAAAAGAGAAAGCCATTTTTAACATACCGTCTAAATTGGGTACTTCACCTGTTTTTTCATATTTAATTATTGCTCTCATAAGCTGTCCAATTTGTTCGTCTGTCATTATATTGAATTGCTCTTCATAATCTAAGTACATTAGAAAGCTTGCTTTTTCCATTTTGCTTTCTCCTTTCGTATAATACAAGGGATAAAACATTTTTACGCCTTATCCCTTGTTGTTTGATTTTCCAAATCTCTCTATAAATTCTTCTTTTGTTTTCTTGTAATAGCTTGTCCACGCTTTTTCTGCTAACCTCTTTAATTGTCTATTTAATTTATCTCCATTCTTACCATGTACTCCATTCGTTCCACGATGGTTTTCTCTTGTTAAAAATACTATCAAGCCATCATTTATACTCTTTTGTCTGTAAGCCTTTGAAAAATAAACCTCATGCCTTTCGCAATATATTTCTGTCCTTACTGTGCTATATAATTTGCTTTTTGGCATTATGCAGAAATCTTTCTCGTGTTTTTTCAGTCTATTTAATGTCTTGTTATGCTCACTTTTTGGAACAGGATGGAAACTTTGGCTTAAATCAGTTACTATCATTGCTAATTCTCCATTATCAAATTTGCTTTTAAATCTTCTCTAGCACACTTGTATAAACTCCTACAGTCTATATGCATTTCTTGTAAATTTCTATAATGTTGATATGCCCATTGTTGAAAATCGGTTTTGCTTAATCCATTTTCTTTAGCTATAATAGATGCATTACTTTGTATTTCACACCATCTTTGTGCTAATATAAGTGCTAGAGTTGATATGCTATGTAATTCTTCTAAATCTTCTACTCTTTTGCTTTTGTATCTACTAAATAAATCTCTAAATTGTTTGCAATCTTCTTGACATATTTCTTCAAATTGACTTTTCATATTCCACCTATTCTGCTAATTTTTTATTATTATTTTTCAATGCATTTTCTATTGTTGAATAATCTTTAACCTCTAATATTTTTGGTAAATTACCTATTCTTGATTTTTTTACAATCGCTTTTGTTTCTTCACCTGTTTTTTCTAATTGAATTACTATATCCATTAAATATTCCACTATGTCTAATGCATCATATGTAAGACCGACTGGTTGCATTTTTCCATCTTTTGTATCCCACACATTTTTAGCTCTTGCTACTAATATCAAGTTCATAGGAACATCTTTCAATTGATTCAAAACTGTTCTTGCCATCTCTCTACGATATGCATACCATTTTGTTTTTTGTAATTGATTTAATTCTCCTACTTTTTTTCCTATTATTTGCTCATATTTTTTAGCACTTACATCTTCTATACAGTCTAGTAAATCTGTCACAGGGTCTACTACTAAGGTTTTTCTATCAGGATATTCTCCTTTCAAAATTTCTTCTATCAAGTTTACTGTTAATGAAGCAGGATTACCCGCTCTACTATTTGTTTTGTCTACCTCCGCCTTATAAAAATCAAACTGCTCTGCATATAGCCTTGTACTTCCTTCTAAGTCTATTACGATTGGACTCGGAGAAGATAATGCAAATCTACTCTTGCCACTTCCACTTTCTCCCCAAACCATTATTTTTAAATTAACATCATCTAATGTAGCTTTTTTTGCTAATCCCATTTTAATATCCTCCATTTAATCTTCTTTTAAATTCTTCTTTAAGTTCTTTATCTTTTATGTATATATTGTCTTTTTCTTTGTCTAATATTGCTCTTTCATACACAAGTTGTTCGAATGTATATCCTTTTATTATTTCAGAGTATTTGTTTTCTTCCATTGTTCTCTCTCCTTTTCTTTTAACCATTCATCATCTAACTCGCACTCTTCATTTATTAATGCGAATATATCTCCGTCATCGTCCATAATTTATTGTTCCTTTCCACAATTTCTACAAAATTTATCTTTTAGATCCACTACTTGTCCACAATCTGTGCAACATTTTTGATTTACTTTTCTTAAAATTACATCATGACCTTTTAAACTAATTTCAATTAAGTCTCCCTCTTCAATTCTCAAGCTTCTTCTTAGCTCTTTTGGTATAACAACTCTACCAAGTTCATCAACTTTTCTTGATATTCCTGTTAATTTTTCCATTTTACAATCCTTTCCTTGCTCTCTTTGAAAAAATATGTTATAATATCCAAAGAGAGTATTTATATAAATATTTTTGATTTGAGTTAACAAATTGATTGGTAGTCGCTTGTTAGCTCTTTTAGTTTTCTTCTAAATGCTTCGTTGTTTTCATAGCCATCGTATGCTACTAATAGATTGATTCTTTTTACTGTGTCTGTTAATTCGTCTATTTCGTTTCTTAAAGCTCTGTTCTCTTCTTTTGCTTTTTCATTTTCTTGCATTATTAATTCATTGTTATGTCTTTGAATTTTTAACTCTTCATTTTTGTCTTTTACCATTCTTGCTAATTCAACACATCTTGCATTTAAACTATCTATTTCTTTTTGTTTTCTATTAAACATTCTTTCTCACTTCCTCTTTAAAAATTTTTTAATATGTATACAATGCTAACTGGTAGCAATACATAAACTAAATTCATTATTGCATTTATTGTTACTATTTTTGATAATGTTTCTGCTATCGTCCATATTACAAATATAAATGCTAATGCTATGATCCAAAATATAATTCCTCTTATTGTATTTTTCATTTGTTTATCAACTCCTTTCTATTAAAATCTTTTGTAATAATTGTATTGTTGTTTCTGCTTCAATCCTTTTCTTTTTTTCTTTTTCGAATAATTCTTTGGGAACAGAATCACTATCAGTTGCTATTTTGTAATATCCACCCTCTGTCATAAAATGTTTTAGTTGATTTGTTCTACACAATCGTTTAACCTCTTCAACTCCAATTCCAGATTGTCTGCTATATTCCTCAGCAGAGACATACTTAGGTATTGACATCTATATCACCTCTTTTTTCTATCACAGGAACTATGTTATTTTTCTTTAATAACTCATATAAAAACAATCTGCCTTTTTGTGTCCACTTAGTATTCATTGTTACATCTTTTCTTCCATCTGAATGTGTATATTCAACCGTTTCACTATGTGTATATCCGCAATTATGATAGTTACTATATAAAAACCATTGATGTCCTTGTTTATACTGTACTTTTAATTCATGTAATTTTTTATTAAATGCTTTTGCAGACATTCCATAATCTTTAGCTATTGCTGTTATAGTTACTAATGCTTTACTTTGTAAGATTTGGTCTAAGTAATCTGCTTTAGGTTTTAATTCTCCAATTAGTTGTTTTTGTTGTGTATTTTCTAACTGTAAAACATTCAATTTACTTTCTGCTATTTTTAATGCTCTAGCCATTATTTTTTCTGGACTGTTAAAATCTTTTTCTACTTGTATAAAGTATTGTCTTACCTTTTTACCATTTTCATTTCTTTGTATCATTGCAATTTCTTTTGCCATATCTAATTTAATTGCATGGTCATTATATGCCGTTTCATTTCCTTGAGCTGTTACTCTTTTTTGAGTAATAGTACAATAGTCTTGATTTTCTATAAATCCGTAATCTTTCATTCTATTAAACCAATCATTGTATCTTGTACTTACTCCTAATGCTTTATATAATTCTCTGCCATTTACTATTGGCTCTTGATTTTCATTTACTTCTATTTTTATTAAATCTTTCATTTTGTCCTCCTCTTTATATTTTAATTTGCATACTTCCAGATAAAACCTCCAGCAGTCTTAGTTAATCCTCTTAAATTTGCACTTATAGAAGGTGCTACCATCTTCATTTTTCTACTTGCTTCTGCTATAGATTCCCATTCAGTAATAAATTTTCCATTTATATCATATTGCTTTATTTTTTTAGATGTTGCTTTTCTTGCCGCTTCTTTTCTTATATTGTCATGTCCTTGAAATGGTGTTAACCCTTTTCTTACTCTTTCACTTATTGTTGAGTAAGGGATATTTAAAATTTCTGACCATTCTTTAATAGAATGTGTTTCCCCCTTATGTGTAATATAATGGTGTGTTTCTTTTAGTGGTTTTAACAAATCTTCATTTTTCCAACCTTGTTTTATCCTTTTATAAATTTGCTTTGAATCTACACCAGAAATTTCAGCCCATTCACACATCAATTTCGTTTCACCACTTATTGTAATCTTACGATTTGTTCTTTGATTTCTATTTTGTTCTTTTCTAGTTGCCCATCTACAGTTACCAGGACTATATCCTTTATCATTATCAATCCTATCAAGAGTTAATCCAACTTTATATCCTGACTTATTTGCCCATTCACAGAATTTTTCATAGTCTTCTTTCCATTCATCACATATTGTTATGCCTCTACCTCCATAGTTATAATAGTAAGTGTGTTTTTTGTTATAGCATCTGTTTATCATTCCTCTCCATCTTCTATAATGCGTATAATCATTGTATTTTTTCATTATCCTCTCGCCTTTCCGTAATTCATGATTTACACAGAATTTAAAAAAATAAAGTTATTCATGATTTACATTTCTTCATAGAATACATTTTCAACTTTTCTTTTTAATGCTTTAGCAATATTTAACATTGTGTTTCCATTCGGAACTGTACCATTCTCTATTGCTGATAAAGCTACCCTTGAAATATCAGACATCTTAGCTAATTCCTCTTGTGTTATGCCTTCTTCATTTCTTATTTCTGCGATTTTATTTTTTATCATTTTTCCCCCTCCCTCCTTAGTTCATGTTAATCATACATTACATTTTTAGTTTTGTCAAGCATAATTTACATTTTTTTAAAAATTTTTCTTGTATTTTTGTAAAGTAGAGTTTACAATATATATAGGAGGAGATTTTATGGAAAATAAACTTGGAAATTTCTTAAGAGAAAAACGCGGTTCAACATCTTTGAGAGATTTTGCAAAAAAATTAGACATAAGCCATACTTACCTAGATAGTATAGAAAAAGGCTATGACAGTAGAAATAAAAAACCGTTGAGAATTACTGTTGATACTTTGTCAAAAATTGCAAAAGCTTTAGATGAGCCTTTAGACAAATTAGTAGCTTATTCCGAAAACAAAGATTATAATCCTCAAATTGGTGATATTTATATGCATTTAGCAAAAGAAGCACAAGATTTAAATCTAGATAAAGAGGATGTTGATTATATCATTAATCTTTATAAAAAATATAAAAGGTAATTAAGGAGTTTTTATGAATACATCAAAGACATTAGAAATATGTTCCAATTTAAATAACATATTAGAACAATATGGAAATATAAATTTTTTAAGTAAAGATGATTTATATTCATTAATTGATTATATTAGAAATTGTTTTGAAATTAAGATTGATGAAATATTTAATGTAGTACAATTTTGCCAAAATAATTTCAGCGAGATTATAAACTATGACTTTCATAAATTTAATGATAAAAAAATTGGTGGTTTTCTTATAAAAAATACTTTTCCAGTTGCGTCATACATTACAGTTAATTCTTCAAAAGAATTAGAAAGTGTTGCTTTTGACTTAACCCATGAAATGATGCATTTCTTATTACATCCGGAAAACAGAAAATACTATATTTCCTCTTCATTATGTGATATAGATAATTTCGAGTGGCAGGCAAACGAGGGAGCAGCAGAATTATTAGTCCCATATAAACATTTTATACCACTCTTTACAAAAAATATTAAACATTGTACTTCTAAAATGGATTATATTGAACTGCTGAACTATTTGTCAGATAAGTACAAAGTTTCTACTGCTGTATTAGAATATCGTATATCTGGTTTAAAATATGAGATTAATCAATACGAGAATGGCACTCCCATAGATAAAATACAATTTTTATCTAAAAGAGCTCAAGAAGAACAAGGAATTTTTATAAAATCTTATAGTGAGATTTTTAATACAAAAAAAATCAAATTAAAATCCATTATTTCTCAGTTTCCTATTAGTCATTCTCTTGATAAACAAATTTGCAAATTAGAACTTGCTACTTCTTCACCTAGAATTGAAAATTGGAATGATTTTTTAAATTATTTAAAATCTTCTGGAAAAATAATGCTATATACTAATTTATTTAACACAGAATTATTACCTATTAATAAAAATACTGTAGGAATAAATTTTATAAATGGTTTCACATCTTTTAATAAAACCACTTTAAAAAGAGAGTCTAACATTAAACTGATTGAAACTCAAATACATACTATGTTTCATAAAAAAATGAATATAAAATTCATTGATAAATCTACTAGTATTGTAGATATCGAAACCTATAACAACTCTGATGATTTACCATTTTAACAAAAAATTTTAAACTAAAGATAAGTAGCAATACTTATCTTATTTTTTAAGGAGGAAAACATGGCTAAGAAAACTAATTTTGAATCTAATGGAAAAGAATATTTTAGAATAACAAAGACTATTGGTCACAAAGCTGATGGAACACCTATAAGAAAGCAATTCTATGGAACAGGGAAAAAAGAAGCTGAAGAAAAAGCCGAAGAATATATAAATAAAATCAAAAATGGTATGTCTCTAGACTTTGAGAATGTAACTATTGATGAATTGATTTATAAATGGCTATTTCAAATAAAGAAAAACGAAGTAAAACCTTCATCTTTTCAATCATATGAAGGAACATATAGGAATTATATAAAAGATTCTGATATTTCAGGTTTAAAAGTATATACTACAAAATCTATTCAAATACAAGAATATTACAATAAACTAGGAAAAAACAAAACATATTCTCAAATAAACAAATTAAACAAATTGCTGAAACAATTCTTTTCTTATGCAGAACGTGAAGGTTTTATATTAAGAAATCCTTGTAACAATATAACTATTCCAAATAAAAGTGTTAAAAAAAGTGTTAAAGCTGAAATTGAATATTTTAACGAAGATGAAATAACACAATTAAAAGAAGCTTTTTCAGGTCATAAATTTGAAAATTTAATTTTAATGGCACTTGGAACAGGTCTAAGGCAAGGAGAATTATTAGCATTAAAATGGGAAAATGTTAATCTTGAAGAAAAATACTTAGAAGTAAAAGAAACTGTTAAAAAAGTATATGTTTTTGATAATAACGGCAATAAAGAATTGCAAACAATATACAATACACCTAAAACGCAAAATTCAATTCGTAGAGTTGATTTACCTAATAAGCTAGTAAATATGTTGTCTAATATGAAAAAAGACTCAGAATTTGTTTTTAGTGAGAATGGCGAGCCTATTTCTGCTAAAACTCTATTTGGAAATTGGAAAAAAGTATTAAACAGTAATGAAATACCGTATAAGAAATTTCATAGTTTAAGACATACTTATGCTACTATGCTTTTATCTCATGGTGTAGATCTAAAAACAGTTCAAGACTTAATGGGGCATTCTGATATAACAATTACACAAATATATTTACATGTATTACCTAAGACAAAAATTGATGCTGTGAATAGAATAAATGACCTCTTATAGTTGAACTAAAGTGTTAAAAAAGTGTTAAATGTAAAAATAGAGCATCAAGGTTATTGTATGTAACCGTTGAGGCTCTATGTATTTTATATTTGGTGACCCCTACGGGAATCGAACCCATGATTCCACCTTGAGAGGGTGGCGTCTTAACCGCTTGACCAAGGGGCCAAATAAATTTTACTTTATATTTATATCATACTTTCACTTACTGGTCAAGTGATTTAGCATATATTTTTTTAAAATTCCAGTGTATAATTATCAAAAATATAAGTAATTATTTTTGATAATTACTTTACTTAACATTAAATTTATGATATAATCATTTTACTTACTGAGTAAGTGCTGGTGATACATCTTTAATACTTTGAAAGGTATGGTGATTGATATGGCAAGCGAAGACAATCCAACAATTTATGATTATGACGACAGCAAATACTATGTAGATGATGACGGTATGATTCAATCCTATGAGGGTGACGAAACATTTTATCCTGATGGTGAAGAAGCATAA